CAGCCGCACCGGCGGCAGCACCCGCAGCCCGTCGACGCACCGGCGACCGTACCGCTCTGCTGCGTGCAGGTGCAGGTACAGGTGCAGGTGGGATTCGTGGTCGACGTGCCGCCGACCGAGCCGGTCGTCTGTCTGCAGCAGGGATTGCAGCACCGCTGCTGGACAAAGTCTGGGAATACGAGGCCGCCGAAGCAGCCGTTGCAGGAAGAAGTCATTTTATATCCCTCCATAAAAGATCCGGGAACGTCTGTTCCCGCGTCATTCTATGCCGCAAGTGCCCGAACCGTGCCGAAAAACAGCAAAACCCGGACGGTAGGAGCCGTCCGGGAATCGGATGCAAAAATCGAAAGAAAACTCAGCGCTTGGAGAACTAGTTATCCTCATTATTTATAACACTTTATTACTCCGTTCATATGGCCCTTGGAAACGAGAACCGTTTAAATGAATCATGTGGTCCGGCTGTGTAGCGACCCATACTTCGGTTTCCCATGCTAAATCTTCTGGACAGCTTCGATATGCTGCTTGATTTTCAAAGGCCGTCACAAAGCAGCATTTTCTTGCCGCATCTCCGAGCATGATTTCCAATTCATACTTTCTTTCTGGAGTGATTGGATTAGAAGTATGATATGCTTGATTTGAAATGGTGGATTGATAACTTCCTCTGTCACACCGAAACGATTTGCTGCATTATTTTTCAATAAGAAACGTATGATTCCAACTTGTGGATTATTTGAATTCAGGGGGTCTATTTTGCTTCGTCCGCATCGAATATACTTGTCGCCTTTTTCGTTCGAATGTTCTCTATTTAGAATTATATCTTTTATGCGGAGCATTTGCAATATAATTATCCACTAATATTTATACGAAGCTCTACCGCAATGCCTTATTCGGCACAAGATTTTCTTCGTCATTAAATAATGACGAATGGTTTTGGCGAGGCCTGTTCTCACCAATAGGATGCACTGCTTCCACTTAAAGATCTCTATATTCCTGACTCCCATTAGATCAAGTTGGGTTGATATGTATTGGCGCACTTTGACACAAAAAACCCCGGAAACCTTGTAATTTCCGGGGTTTTGCACCATTCTATATGGTCCAAGCAACTGATTATCGCTTGGAGAACTGCGGCGCGCGGCGAGCTGCCTTCAAGCCGTACTTCTGAAATCCTCGCGTGAAAAGCCCCCTATTTTCAATGACTTTTCGACTTTCTAATTTCTATGCACCTCAAAATGAATCTCATTTTGGATTATTTGCAAATGCACCATTGACCTTTGAAATCAGGTCTTTCGGCTGATTATAGGTCAGATGTGCGTAGATGTCCAGCGTTATTTTCGCGTGTTCGTGACCGGCAAGAACCTGCACGGTCTTGACATCTACTCCTGCCAGCAGAAGGTTTGTGATGTACGTATGCCGAAGCTGGTGTGGCGTTACCTGAAAGTCCATGCTATATACAACACTTGCATTGTGCGCTGCCTTTTGACCCAAAACCGGCGTGACGGTGTGCTTGATCTTTTGCCCATTCACATACCGGGTGTAGGTGCGCTCCTTGGTGCTGCGGACAGTGACATACTTCCAGAGCCGTCCCCATTGTGTGCCAGACAACGGCTGCCCCTCGCTGCTTGCAATGACATAATCCGAAATCGAAGATTCTTTCACTTCTTTCAGACAATCGACGAGCTGCGGAGGAATTGGGATTGTCCGCTTTGCCGCTTTTGTTTTCAACTCGGTTGTCACGACCGGGCGGTTGTGTTCGATGTGCCAGGCACGGCAAACGATGATGTGCGGCGCAGCCCCATCCAGGAATACGCTATCCCATTGCAGTGCGAGGGCTTCTTCTCTGCGCAGGCCCGCATACAGGCAGAGCATAATAAACGGATATGGCGGCAGACCGCGCACCGCGTCCAAGAGGGTCTGCACCTGCTCTGTGGTGAGCGCCGTTTTCTCTTTCGGCGCTTTGCCGCCTTTTGGATTCAGATTCTTGCACGGCGATTCGTCGATGATTTTGCTTTGCTCTGCCGATGTGAAAATCAGCTTGTACAGCATCTGGACGCTGCGGTAGATCGACGCCGATTTTGATGCAGCCTTTGTAATCGCCATCTTCACATCGTCGGGCGTGATCTCCTGCATATACCGATCGCCTAGCGGCTCGATGATATAGATTTTGACCTTGGAGGTATAGTCAGCCAGCGTAGTTACCCGAATGCTCGAAGCCTGCATGGTAAGCCACTTTTCCGCATACTCCCGGACAGTAGGATTCTCACGCCGATACACAGCTTCTTCGATCTGGCGCTGGGCAAGAGCCACCTTTTCCGTCAGCTCATCCGGTGTCTGTGCGTAAAGGGCAATGTATTTGCCGTCTGGGCCTTTGATGCGCTTGCGGTATTCATTCCGGCTGGGGATAAACTCATATGTTGGTTTCTTCGGTCGAGCCACGGAATCCCCCCTTGTCGAAATCAAGAGAATGTTATATTCTCTCGAAATAGACCGATTTCCTGATCGTGTGGTATAATCATAATTGCGCCGGCAGCAAAATACGAAAGGAACGGTTTCTATGAACACGTCCGTTATATGCGTAGCCCATGGAAACATTGAAAAGGAAAAGGAAGAACTGATTGACCTTGTCAGGACGCTTACCCCAGAGGAGGTCGAAAAGGTCATCGATCGCGCTCGTCAATTACTTGTTCCACAATGACACGCAGTTTCTTTGCGTTCTCCGGAGACATATTGCGAATTGCGTCTATTAGATACTGCTGGTTCTCTGTTAGCCCATCCTCGTTTTCGGGGGTGGGCTCTTTTTTATCTTCTGTCCACCCCATTATGAATGACGGTGTTGTTTGAAGCGCGTCCGAAATCGCTTTAATTTTCGACTGGTTCAAATTCTGAAGCCCAAGCTCAATTTTGTTGATAGAGGATCTGGATTTATATCCTAGTCGACGAGCCAGTTCATCCTGAGATATGTTGAGTTCTTCTCTTTTGAATTTAATGCGTTCACCGATGGTCATTACGATCGCCTCCTGACAGAAATCATTGTAACATGATGTAGATTGTAAATCAACTGATTTTAAGTTTTTTCTAAAAAGTTGTTGACATTTTGTCTACGCTGTGGTAATCTCCTGAATGTAGATATTTAATCTACATCGAGATTGAAAGGAGGTGGGCGAATGACCGATACGATTGCTTTGCGTGAAAAGATTAAAGAATCCGGGTACAAGCTTGTTTTTATTGCAAATAAGATTGGGCTTACATATCAGGGGTTCTTAAAGAAGCTGAACAATGACTCTGAGTTTAAGGCAAATGAGATTCAGGGGCTTTGCGATCTTCTGCGCATCGACACGGGGGAGAAAGAAGCCATATTTTTTTGCACTGAATGTAGATAATTTATCTACACAAGAAAGGAGACATCTATGAACAGAACATTCTCCACTCCGAAGCGGTGGGGAAAGGACGCTACCCGTGATGAGACCTACGCACACTTCGGTTACGAAGTGAAACATGAGTCTGGCGTCGGCACTGGCTGTTGGTCGAACGACGGTAAAACCATCATGCAGAATCTGCGGGCGCTGCCAGAGATTCTGGAGCAATTTTCCGACCCGAAAAAGAGAATCCGAGTCGTATTTGACTACGACCCGGATTTCCCGAGAGCGCTATTTCAAGTCTGGGGCATGGAAACGATGACAATGGATGAGATTAACGCGGAGTACAGCGACACCCAGACGGAATCAGCGGAGAGGTAGCGAAGTCTTCTTCCGAAGTCCAGAACACTTCTACCGCCTCAAGCCCGGCAGGACCGAAAACCATCTCGGTCATAAACGCGAGTTCATCAATTTGTTTGTACGCAGCTTCTCTCTTGGCGGGGTCGAGGCTGCGCAAATCGACAACGTATCGTTTTGCCACAAAAGCACCTCCTTTCAGCGAAATTTTAACACATATCGTCGGGGAGGGGCAAGGGACAGAAAGGAGGATATGACATGAGTACGTTACTTACCCGAAAGGAGGCAGCAGCCAGACTTGGCGTAACCGTTATGACGCTGGATGCGGAACGCAGCAGCGGGCATCTAGCTTATATCCAGCGGAAGCCCGGCGGCAAGGTCTGGATTACCGAAGAAGCGATTGCTGAGTACCTTGCTCGCGCAACGCACCCGGCACGACCGGAGCTGCGGCGTGTGAAGTCACTCGCTGCCCGAATTTGAAATCAGAAAGGACGAATTAAATGGCAACAAGTAAAAGCGTCGAGGTTATCGAAATTAGGCCTATTGAAGTCAAACGCGCAACAGTCCGGATCGTTGGCGATACACCGCTTATCATGCACGCTTGGTCTGAAAAGGCAAAACGCGAAATGCTTGAGAAGCAAATGAAAGTCACAAAGACCAAAGCAAAGGCCGCTAAAGACCCGATCGAAGATTTTATTCGCTCGATGTATTGGAAAACGCCGATGCCGACCGACATGACACAAGCTGGCTTTGAGCGGGCGATTTCCGAAGGAGCCCAATTTTGTTTCCCTGTTACGGCCATTAAGCAGGCAGCAATCAGTGCAGCTTTTCGCATGGGCTGGGCGAAAGACAAAATGTCCATGCGCGGCGCGTTTTTTATCGATGGCGACGAAAATCAGATGATTGAGATTCACAGTGACCCTCCGGTGCCGCGAGAGGATATGGTCAAGGTTGGCATGGGAACGGCAGACATTCGTTACAGAGGCGAGTTCAGAAACTGGTATGCCGATCTGGTTGTAAGTTACAACGCCAACGGCATGTACTCACTTGAGCAGATTGTGAACATCATCAACGCTGGCGGTTACGCCTGCGGAATTGGTGAGTGGCGTCCTGAACGCGATGGTCAGTACGGAATGTTCCATGTAGCCGCGAAGTAACTGGCTGGCGGGGCAAGTCCCGGCACGTTCTGGCGTGGTCCGTTGCGGCGAGGCAGGCTAGG